AGAATTGGCGTTTCGCTTGTCTATCACGGCGCTGCTTGCCCTTTGGTAAATAGGTATGGTCTAAAAGAAGTAAATGCCTCTGAACTATCCGAAGATGCTTTACCTTGCGAGCAGTGTCAGCCATCAGACGGAGCGGAACTAGTGTTCCCTGAAAAAGACCGAAACTGGGCGCAAGTATCAGAAGAACCAGAAGCCGTTCTTGATGCACTATATAAATATGACCAAGGCGGGGCAAGATATTTGACTAATGTTGCCCAGCGTTTATTAGAGAACGCTTCTGATAAAGATGATAAAATTGATTCTATATACAGAATCGAAATGATTCCTTAGCAGAGGCATTTTATGGCTGAGCCAGAAGATAACAGCGTCTTTTTACAAGATGGCGTGCCTTATTTGGCTGTCGCAGCAATTCAAGCAAATGAAATGTTTAATCATCTAAAAGATGCTGGGTTCTCTAAACAAGAAGCATTATATATTTCTGCTTTTATGTTTTCTAACCTTATGCACAATTTTGATGATGATGACAGACTTCTTGATACCGAATTTGATTACGAAGAAAAAGACGATTTTGGTGACGAAGAAGACAATGGTCTTATAGGTTAGATTGTTATTCCATTGAGTTAACTGTAAGATTATAGACCTTAGTGACTGTAAAGGATAAAAATGACAACTGACGGATTATCTAATGTTCAACTTAACTATGTTGATAGCGTAGAGAAGGCGCAAAACTTTCTTACTTGGCTTAGCCAACGCAGACCTGAAGATGCCATTGCTATTGATATCGAGACTGGTGAACTGCCTGGTCGCCCGACTAAAGATGCTTTGTCTCCTTGGCACGGGCGTATCCGTTTAGTTCAAGTTGGCGATGGTATGACTGGCTGGGCTATTCCTTGGGACGATTGGGCTGGTGTTTTTTATCAGGCTATGAACCGATATGACGGTCAAGTTGTTTGCCACAACATTGCCTTTGAAGCCAAATGGTTTGAGACCCAATCTAAGTGGTCTATGCCTTGGCAAAAAGCCCACGACACTATGCTTATGGCTCAAATTATCAATCCCCTTGAGTCTGCTGCCCTAAAGCGTTTGACTTCTTTACATGTTGACCACCGTGCCGCAGCGCTTCAAACTGGTCTAGACAATGCTCTCCACGAAAATGGTTGGACTTGGGGAACTGTCCCTACTAACTTCCAGCCTTACTGGTCTTACGGTGCTCTTGATACTGTCCTCACTATGCGTCTATTTGAAAAGTTTATGCAAAAGTGCGGACCTAATAAACCTTACTCTCAGGCTTACGAGTTAGAGATGGCTACTCGAAAAATTGTTACTTGTATGGAGTTGAACGGCGCTCGTGTTGATTTGGGATACTCGCAAAAAAAGTTTGACGAACTAAATGCTTACGGTGAGCGTGTCCGTGATTGGGGATTTAAAACTTACGGGGCATCAATTACAAGCAATATTCAGTTGGTTCGCATCTTTGAAAAACTTGGTGCGGATATTACTGAAACAACTCCGTCTGGAAATAAATCGGCTTCTAAAGACCAACTAAAGATGCTTGTTCGTGATGGCTCTCCAGAAGTCCAACAACTTGCCGATGTTGTTTTAAAACAGCGTAAGGCTGACAAGTTGGCTAACACTTATTTTAAGAACTTCCTTGAAGGTAATATCAACGGTATTATGCACCCGTCTGTGAAGACTATGGGTGCTCGAACTGGTCGTATGTCTATTACTGACCCTGCCCTACAAACTTTGCCGTCTGGGGATTCTACTGTTCGCCGTGCGTTTATTCCTAAAGATGAAAACCACTTGATTGTTTCTTCTGACCTTGACCAAGTTGAGTTCCGCCTAACTGCCAACTTTAGCAATGATGAAAAACTTATCAGCCTATTCAATGAAGCAGACCGCACTGGCGGAGATGTGTTTACTGAAATTATGCGTCAGGTTTATGAAGACCCTACGGCTCAAAAGTCAGACCAGCGTAGAAAACTTATCAAGGGCGTGGTTTATGGAAAGTTGTATGGTGCTGGTGTCCAGACTATGGCTCTAACTGCTGGTGTTACTGATGCTCAGATGAAAGTAGTAGTTGATGCTTTTGATACAAGTTATCCAGGTGTTCGATTGATGGCTCAGGAAATTGAAGACTTGGGTATGAAGCGTTTGCGTGCCGAAGGTGAGGCTTATGTCCAGACTAGAACTGGTCGCCGTTTGCCTGGAGACTCTGACCGAATCTACAGCCTTACTAATTATTTGATTCAGGCTAGCGCTGCTGAAATCTTCAAAAAGAATCTTGTAAAACTAGACCAAGCAGATTTGACTGAGTTTTTGATTGTCCCTGTTCACGATGAAATTGTTCTCAATGTCCCTCGTGATGATTACAAAGACATTATGCAAACGGTTCAAGATTGTATGACTACTCGTGAGGGCTGGCAAGTCCCATTGACCGCTGGGGTTGATGGTCCTTTTGAAAACTGGGGAGAAAAATACGATGAATAAGCGTTTAGTTTTATCTGTTGACCCTGGAAAGGCTAGCGGTATCTGCCTATTCGAGTATGAAGATGGCAATGAGCCTGTGATGATTTGGTCTGGTGAGTATCAACAGCACGAATACGCTGACCCGATACGCAGAGCGTTTGCTTATTCTCAATCGCAGGGTGTCCGTTTGGAAGTTGTTTGTGAGCGTTTTACTATCAATGCTCAGACCGTAAAAAACTCCCAAGCGCCATACTCGCTAGAGCAGATTGGTATTCTCAAGCAGATTATGCTCGACCACGGGCGTTTGCCAGATGATATTTATTTTCAATCTCCAGCAGATGCTAAGGCTATGTTTAGCAATGAAAAAATAAGAACTTTGGATTACTGGCATCGTGGCGGTGAGGGGCACGCACTTGACAGCATACGACACGCCCTACTAAGATTAGTCAAATCTGGTTGGAAACCTACTAGACTTTTGAGTTAGCGCAACTTACTATCAAAAAAAGTTTTTGAAAAAACAAATAAAAAGATAGTATGCGTGCTATCATTGATGTAATGACGAAAGGAACACTCAATGGCTATTGGAATTGAGTTAGACGATACAAGCGGAAAGATTGTTATTTCTGCTGATTGGCGCTTCAAGGAACTATGTAAAAGTATTCCTGGCGCTTCTTACGATGGAAAAACTTCACTGTGGTCTGTGCCAGTATCTTGGTCTGCCTGTTTAGCACTTCGCTCTACTTTTAAAACTGATTTAGTTATCGGTGAGAAACTAAGCGCTTGGGCTAGCGATGAAAAGAATAATCGCATAAATCCATCTATGTTTTTGCGTGAAATTGAATCCCTGCCCGATGGCGAGGGAGACCAAGATTTATTTCCCCACCAGCGTGCTGGGGTAAAGTTTTTAGCAACTGCTAAGCGTGCTTTGCTTGCTGACGAGCCAGGTCTAGGTAAAACTGCTCAGGCTATCCGTGGAATCAAAGCGCTAAAAGATGCTGGTGAAGATGTATTCCCTGCTCTTATTGTTTGCCCTAACACTTTGAAGAAAAACTGGCAACGAGAGTTTGCTAAATGGTGGCCCGGAGTAAATGTTCAAGTTATCAAGGGAACTACGGCACAACGCCGTAAGCAGTTTGAGACTGAAAATGTTGATGTCTATGTGGTCAACTGGGAGTCTCTACGAACCCACTCACGCTTAGCGCCTTATGGCTCTGTTGCTTTGGCTAGATGCCCTGCTTGTAAAGGTCTAAATGACAGCATTAGCGAAGCCAGATGCGAAGTCCACGAGCGTGAACTAAATCGCATTGACTTCAAGTCTGTGGTAGCGGATGAAATTCACCGCTCAAAAGAACCTAAGTCTAAGCAGACTCGTGCTCTATGGGCAGCGTCTGGCGATGCAAAGATTCGCTTTGCTCTGACTGGAACTCCTGTTGCTAACAATGTTCTAGATATGTGGTCAATTCTCCACTGGCTAAGTCCTAATGAGTTTCCAAGCAAGACTCGCTGGATTGACCGAATGATTAACACGATGCTAAATGCTTTTGGCGGAATGATGGTTCTTGGTATCAAGCCACATATGGAAGCAGAGTTTCACGCAAGCGTTGACCCTATGATGCGCCGTATGCTCAAGGCTCGTGTTCTTCCTTGGCTACCTGAAATGATGTTTGAGCGCCGTGATATTGAAATGTCAACTAAGCAGAAAAAGGCTTACGAGCAAATGCGTGACCTTATGATTGCTGAACTTGAGGGTGGAGATTCTGTTGTTGCACCTAGCGTGCTAACTCAGACCACTCGACTACATCAATTTGCTAGTTCTTTTGTGGAGAGCACTATTGATGAAACTACTGGCGAACCTGTTTATACTTTGTCAGAGCCATCTTGTAAAGTTGATGCTCTAATGGATGACATAAAAGAAGGCGATTTTGGAGATGACAGCGTTGCTGTCACTGCTGTATCTCGTCAGTTGATTGAAATGCTTAGTGCTCGACTAACTAAAGAAGGAATTGAGCACGGTTTGATTACTGGCGCTCAGACCGAAGACGAGCGAACTAAAGCCATTGATGATTTCCAGTCTGGAAAGATTAAGTGGATTTTGTTTACCGTTCAGGCTGGTGGTGTTGGTGTAACCCTTACTGCTGGTCGCCGTTTGGTCATGCTACAGCGTCCGTGGTCTCTTGTAGATTACAAGCAAGCAATTGACCGTATTCACCGCATTGGTTCTGAAATTCACGATTCTGTGATTGTTATGGACTATGTTACTGAGGGAACTATCGAAGAGCGTGTACTACAAGTTCTAGATACAAAGGCAGAAAACTTTGAACAAATTGTTCACGATAAGGCTCGTCTTTTAGACTTGCTAAAAGAAGATAAAGCAGGTAAGTTATAAATATGAATGACGCAACTACAAATGAGGCACAGCCATACACGCTGTCAAACTCCGAGATTCAAACTTTCAAAGACTGTCGCCGTAAGTGGTGGCTGGCTTACTACCGCCGTCTTCAGCCTAAGCAACAAAAGATGGTTGGAGCACTGGCTCTAGGTTCTCGTATCCACGAGGCTCTAGACCGCTACTACTCAACAGGCAAAGACTTGCTTGAGGCTCACGCAGAACTTATTGCCGAAGATATGGCTAAGTTGCAGGCTGATATGCAAGACACTCACGACCTTGAAGCAGAAGCCGATTTGGGTCGCATTATGCTTGAGGGCTACCTACAGTGGATGGAAGAAGAAGGCATTGATGCTGACTTGGAAATGATTTCTACTGAAGAGATTATCCAGATGCCTTTGTTCAACGGTGAAGTTGTTCTTCAAGGTAAATTGGATATGCGTGTTCGCCGTAAGTCTGATGGTGTTCGTATGTTCCGTGACTTCAAAACTGTTGGTGGTTCGTTCTCTGACTTTGGAAGTCAAGCGCAAATGAATGAGCAGATTATGACTTATATGCTTTTGGAATCAGCGCAGAACAAAGAGCCTGGCGAGCGTGCTGAGGGTGGTATCTTTACGATGCTACGCAAAGTAAAGCGCACTGCTAATGCTCGTCCGCCGTTCTATGAGCAGATTGAAGTTCGCCACAATGTCTTCACTATGCGTTCGTTCTGGCAACGAATTCACGGAACAATTACTGACCTGATGAATGTCAAGAAGTCGCTTGATGCAGGAGCAGACCCTAATTTTGTCGCTTACCCAACGCCGTCTAAAGACTGCAAGTGGAAGTGCCAGTTCTACACTATTTGCCCTTTGATTGACGATGGTTCGGCAGCAGAGTCAGCAATAAGTGAGATGTATGAGTCAGCAGACCCATACGGTTATTACAACAAGCAAGAACAGAAAGGAAATGAGTAATGTCTGAAGTACAGCGTTCTCTAACCATGATGGTCTATGGCGAATCAAAGGTAGGTAAATCTACTTTTGCTGTCACAGCACCATATCCCCGCCTGATGCTTGATGTGGAGGGTGGACACCGTTTCCTACCTATCCATGTCAAATACTGGGACCCGATGCGTGAAGAGCCACCTATGGCTGACGGCACTTGGGACACAGTTGTAGTTCAGGTTCGTGACTACGATGTAGTTATGAAGGCTTTCCAGTGGCTACAGTCTGGCAAGCACCAGTTCAAATCGCTAATCATTGACTCCATCTCGGAGTTGCAGGTTAAGTGTATGGATAACATTGCTGGTACAGAGCAGATGAAGATGCAACAGTGGGGCGAACTACTTCGCCACATGGGTGCTCTACTTCGTGACTTGCGTGACCTAACAATGCACCCAACCCAACCGCTAGAGGCAGTAATTCTTACTGCTATGGCTCGCCGTGGTCAGGACAACCGTATGCACCCTTATCTACAGGGTCAGTTGGCTGTTCAAGCACCATACTTCTACGATGTCCTTGGCTACATTGCCATCGAAACTGTCCAGAACACAGACCCAACTCAATTGCCTTACAAGGCACGCCGTATGTATGTGGAACGCACAGACGAAGTTGAGGCTGGAGAGCGTGTTCAAGGTCGTCTTGGACAAATTGTTGAACAGCAGAATCTAGGTGTAGAGCGTATGCTTGACCTAATCTTTGGTCCAACAACACCACCACAAGTTTCTCAGGCAACCGCCTAGAAAAATCAACAAGGAAAAGGTAAGATAGAACATATGAGTTCACTTAACTGGGCCGATTTAGTAAAGGATGCTAGCGATTCTGCTGGCGGTTCTTACGAGCCATTGCCCGATGGCGATTACAACCTCAAGGTAATTGAGGTATCCGCAACTGTGACATCTACTGGAAAGACGATGTTTAAGTTGACCACCGAGGTTCTTGATGGACCTTACGCAAAGCGCCGTATCTGGGATAACCTAGTTATCTCACCTGAGAACAAGAATGCCCTTGGTATCTTCTTCTCTAAGATGGTTGCGCTTGGTGTTCCTCGTGAGTTCTTCACGGCTAACAACCCAACCAACGCTCAGATTGAAGCCCGCATTGCTGGCGCTTCATTCCGTGCTCAGGTAGGCAAGCGTGTCTACAACGGTAATGAGAGCAACGAACTAAAGAAGTACTATGTCGGTGCTCCAACCGCACAGACCGCTTCTGTTTCTGCTCCAGCACCTGTGGCAGCACCCCCTGCTCCAGCACCTGCTCCTGCTCCGTCAGGCGCTCCAGTTGTAGCACCACCAGTAGCAGCACCTCTCTCTGCTCCTAGTGATGCTCCGTTCTAAATAGAACAAATAAAGAGACCGCCCGTTATACTTGTATGGCGGGCGGTTTTCTTGTTTGTAAGGATTTTATAAATGTCAAAAATTTTTCTAACTGGTATGTCAACCGCCCAATATTCTGAAAAAGCAAATGATAATTCTTTGAGTTTTTCTGGGCTTCTTAGAAATGTTTTGGTAGCCGATGGACACGAAATTGTGTGGACTTCACCTAGCGTAAAGCAAAGTAAATCTGATTTTGCTGATTATGATGCCGTGATTGTCGGTCTTACATCATTAACTAGTGTTGTATCCCACGGTCTTTACGGTGCTCTGAATATCATCTCTGAGTTGTGGGGAGACGAGCGTTTGACCATCTTGATTGATACCCCAAGCCCAAGCCAAATTGAAGTTAGCCTAAAGGCTATTGCCAATAATCCAAATAACTTGACTAAGAGTTTCTATTCAAATAAAAAAGAATATTCTGATGTCTTAAGTAATAACGAACTTATAAATAAACTTATTAGTATTATCCAAATTCTTTTGTCTGAAGAATGGGGTAATACTATTTATCCAGCGCTTCCTTGGAAAAACTTATCCAATATAAAGTTATTCCCTAACGCAAAGCGTAATTTACACTTAGTAAATCTAGATGCTTGGATTATTTCTTCAGAAGTAGATAAGCCAGAAAAAACACCAAAATGGTCTTATGACACATCTTCATCTAATTGGTATAAAAAAATTGTAAGCACTCTACAACTACCAAAATCTGCGATGAAGTGGAGTAGAAATTGGTCTGACCTAGAAGTTTATGGTCAAATATCTCGTTCCTTTGGTGTCTTGATTTCACCTGACAATAAAGATGGCACTTACTGGAGTTATCGTTACATACAGGCTTTGAATAGTCAAACTCCAGTAATAACTGATTGGCGAGAAAGCGGTGTTTTAGGTGATGCTTGGAACATACTAGGGTATAGCATGGAAGAAATGACCGAGCAAAAGCGAGACCTAATTTCCATTAGCCAGCGTGATTTTTACTTGGCTAATATACCTAAGAAAAAAGACGCTCTTAAAAAATTGAATAAGATTGTATTTAAGGAGAAAAATGTCCAAAATTAATTTTGACTGGGTGAACCAGCAAGTAAATGATTCAACGCTATCCGATGGTAACAAGGTTCTTGTAGTCAGTCTTCTTAAGGCTTTAGACAGACTTAAATATGAAGAAAAAGATGTAGAACCAGTTATGTTTGCTGTGTTTAAATTGGCTATAGGAAACGCTCTTGTACCAGCGCCAGGCCCAGAGGTCTGGATTCCTGGTCGCCGTGGTGATGTAATTATGGCAGACACTATGAGAATCAAGCACGATGCCTTCACTGGCGAGGCTGGCGTAATTCAGAACGGCAAAGTTGGTCGTGTAATTGCTATTCGCAATGGTTTTGTCTATCTAAAAAGCGTTGATGATATCCCGCTAATTGATGAATCTCACTATTTGCCAGAGCAGTTGGATAAGAGAGTCCAATAAATGCTCAGGACTTTATTTGACTTTAGGGTTTATGGGTCTAGTGAAGATGAAATCAATAGGCGAATGGTTCAGGTAATTAGCGATTATTATTCTCTAAAACCTGAAGAAACAACTATGGAATATATCTCCAAAAACTTTGATATTGAATTGCGTATAGAGCAGACTCAAAAAGATGATAAAACCGTTGATGGTTTTACTGGTCATGTTGTGGCAAAACTCAAGTCATATTCTTGATATTGTCATAAGTATGTTGTAGAATTTATAAAGCAACATCAAATGACGAAAGACAGATATGCAAACATTTATTACGCACAACACCCCTGAAATTATTGCTCAACACCTAGACAACAAACGCCTAAACAAGCAAGCACTAGAAGCGTGGCAAATTGCTATGACTCTACTAGAACTAGACCCGCAAGGCGAGCACCGTGTCCCTAAAGGCTGGGCTAACCACCCCGCTGTAAAGATGTGGCGTGGTCATGAACGCTTCCTAGTCGAGCGTTATCTTATGTGTATGGTTGACCAATGGATTTATGTTCGTGGCTTCAAGAGCACTATTGGCGACAAGGCTATGGCTACAATCAATCGTGCTATTGAACTTGAACTTGTAGATGGCTCTGGTAGCCCCACTGTGCCAGATTGGTGGGCTAACTACAAGCAACTGATGAAAATTGCTGATAGCCACAAGCGTGCTTTACTTTGGAAAGACTACGAATGGTATAGTCAAAAATTTCCAGAGTTGGCGCAGGGTGAAGTTTATCCGCCAGACTATGTTTGGCCCGTATAAATAATAACTTGTAATGTCCCCCGACATAGGCTGAATATTTATTTATAGCAATATATAATCTTTATAGAGACTAAAGGTTATATATGAAAGATTCAAGAGCAGGCGAATCCCTGTGGATAGAGTGGTCAGGTTCTGACCTCGATAATCACAGGTCGCCTGCTTTTATTTTTTATACGGAAGAGCATGTTGATGTTGAAAATGAAGTCGTACTTAGGGCTTTAGCGTCTTCTATTCAAAGGAACGGCATTGCTGAAACCTTGGGTCAAGCATTCAAATTGTTAGGTTCTATTACCACCACTCACGGATATGCTGGCGAAGTTGATGGGGACAATGAATTCACCATATGTAATAAAAATGGAGAAACCTTTCACGGGGACGAAGTAGATAAAATTATTCCGATTACATGGGTGGAAATAAATGAGTGAAGATTTCAAGAATATGGACTGGCAAGAAAATAGTCTGTGTGCCAAAAAAGAATACAGGCATATGCTTGATTTTTTCTTTTCTGATAAACCAGAAGAAATGCACGCAGCAAAGAATCTTTGCTTCAAATGCCCAGTCAGGAAAGACTGCGTAAAATTTGCCTTAGAAAGTAAAGAGATTTGGGGCATCTGGGGTGGTCTAGATGAAGACAGTATTCGCAGGACTCTATCAGTAAATGTTGATGGTATGGAATACAGGCGTGGGCGCTATCC